TTTGTCTGCTGCTTCACGGCTAAATATACCACGCTCACCAGACTTGCTTTCTACTAGCGCAGTCCACTCACGTAGGAATGTTTCCATGTCAGGCTTTTCTGTGTAGGCTACAGAGTTGTTAGCCAATGCACGTTGTCCTTCATTCTCCCACCACTGACCAGACTTAGCATGACGCATACGGTCATCAGATAGGTTAGACAAACTAATCATAGCACTACGGCGCACACCGCCTACCACAACTACCTCACCAATCTTACACATAATGTCGTGGCATTCAATGCTGTTCAGCTTACGACCAGCCGCACCCTTAAACTTAGCCACAACAAACTTAAACAAATCGTTAAGAGGCTCTGGACCAGAGGCACGACCGCCAAAGGTTTTAAGCCTTGCACCAGCAGGACGAATCTTAGACAAGTCCCACTTAGGTACATCCCCTGTGTACAGGAGAGAGATAAGTTTACGTAGCCCTTTAGCCCAGCCTTCTTTGCTGTCAGCTACAACAATCGTGTCGCCATTATCGTGCAACTCATTAGGTACTGTAGGCAGCTTGCTGATGGCTTGACGCTCAACGCTAAAGCCTACGCCTGTACCGCACAACAAGATGAACATTGCTTCGTCAAAGGCACGAGGATGGTCAACAGGCAAGTAGCTACAGTTGTATACGCATGTGTTGTCACGCTCTGCCGCAGCACCTGCTGTCATCAAGGCTCGCATACTAGGCATAACTTGTAGACCTAGAATGGCTTCGTGTATCTCTGCAATGTCTTGTTCGCTTACGCCAGAAGGACGTACAATATTATCCATAAAGCGACCCACAGTTTCAGCCCATGTCTCACGGCGATTCTCCTCTTCAATCCATCTTGCATAACGTGACGTTGCAATAAACGTCTGGTAGTCAGACGGTAAATAGTTATTCATTATTGTCCTCCTTTAGTAGTTCCTCTGATGTTAAGTATCTTGGATTAGGGTCTGGTCTTGACCAGCTATTCTTTATATTTGTTTTCTTGTAGTGATGTTCAAAGTCATCAGCATTATCGAACAGATGTGCCTTATCATTCTTAACCCAGAAAGCATTAACGCCTCTGTCTTCAACATAAATAAGCGAGTACCCATATTTATTAAGTAAGTTCTTATAAGCATACAAGGTAGCACCAAAGCAGTTTGACTTACCTTCCCTGACATAATCTCTATGTTGTATCAGGTCTGCATACTTATAATCGTGATAAGAATTTATTTCTGTGCAAATAATATCAATGTCGTATATGTTGCTGTCCAAAACTTTCTTAACAATATACCAGTCATAACTATCTATGTCAATCGAAAAGATGTTTATATGTTTGGGACACTCGCTCATCAAGTCTAGTATGTTGTCAGTAGTGACGAAAGCATTCTTAATTAATGGATGGTCGCCAATCCTGTCAATGATAACACCGTCCCATCCTCTAAGCTTGAGTAGATATGTGTTGCACTCTATGTGTTGTCCACTCACACCAGCACCTATCTCAAAGAAGTATCCTGTCTGCTCATCACACACAGCCTGATGTATCTGTTCTAGTATAATGTCTTCTTTGTTTTGTGCATAGGAAATGTTAGTCGTAGTATTCTGTGTCATACTTATCCTCGTACTCCTCTCCTGTTAGTGCTTTCCAGCTATGTTTAAAAATCTTGGCACACTCCTGACTAATCTGTTCAGCTATCCAGCGTGTCTCCTCCTGTGCTGTGTCATCAGTGCGTTGATTAACAACACGAGCAAAAGCGTATAGCGAACCAGACCAGTACCATTCTGTGTACATGTTTTGTGGCAGTACCATGCGAGCCATCTCTGGTGCAATGCCCTGCTCTAGCATATGATTATACTCGTTCAAACACTCAAGGGATAGCTGTGTAATGTTATAGTTGACAGTATCATCTGAACTGCCCTGCTTAACATTGTCGGCTCGTAGCCTCCACTCTTTAGGACAATAGAACTTAGGCGTGTAGTCCACATACCTGCGGCTTACCTCGTTCCATGCCAACCCTACTTGGTGTTTGATAAGTTGTCTTGCGACAAAGATGGGTGCTTCAATTCTGAATTGAACGAAGCAGTGAGAGAAAGGTGACCAATGACCATGCTCTGCCAAGTAGTTGATAAGTTTAACATCTTTATCAGATAGGTAAGCATAGCGTCCATTGTGTTCTAGTTTGCTTTCTTTATTGAATGATACTCTTGCAGCGTTGACTACTGTCAAGTCACTGCCCATGTGGTCTAAATAAGTTACGTTCATTTTCAAGTGTCCAAGAGTTTGAATTATACTACAGTTGCTCGTGGGATGCAATAAGCTTTTGCAAATACCACTGACATTTTTTTAAGTCTTCCACAGGTTTGCCCTTGTATTTATATCTCCATAGATATTTCATACAGTTACCCTTAAGGTAGCCCTGATATTCTTCCTGCGACATACTAGCCTCGATAGCCTCGATAGCTTCCACTCCCTTGTGATTGTAGTGTGCAGGACTATTTACTGGGTCGCTTACCTTTTCAAAGTATACATCCTCAAAAGGGTTAATGTCCAAGGACTGCGTTGATTCTACGTCTGACATAATCTATCTCTCCTGATTTTAAAACTTTGTATGCAAAGTCTCGCATGTAATTAGGGTCAACACCTGCGCATATACATACTTCATTAAAGTCTTCTGCCGTTGTACCTACTGATGCAAAGAACCAAGCCTTCGCCCTGTCTCTGTCAATCCGCACCTCAACTGGCTCTCCTTCGTACTCCTCTTTGGTTGCATCAAGCAACGCTTGTAAAATAACACACAAGAATAATGTGCGTTCTGGTGATGACTCTTCTGGACGAAACTCATCCAGTATAATTGATATGCCTGTGCTACTTACCATAAGCATCTCTGGCTAACCAATCCTCTGGTATGCCATCCCTCAACTTGCAGTAGTGATAGCCATGCTTCTCACACCAGTCTGCATAGGTCATCTTCCCACCTTTATACAATGTTCTGTATGGATTGTCAAACACAAAACGAATATCAAGGTCAGGGTATTGCGCCTTGATGAACAGATGTTTCTTTCTATCCTCTGGAAGGAAGCGTCCCTTCACCTCAAGAATAACCCCGTTGTTTAGGAAAAAGTCTGGGATATAATTCTTATCCTCTCGCCACTCATACGCAAGCTTTTCTTTTTCGTAGTCGAAGTTAATCTTTAATTTGTGTAGCTGTTGGGCTGCGTCATATTCTGAATTAGATTTATATTGATGTTTATATTTTTTTCTTTTCATTATTATTAGAGTTTAATCTCCTCCACATCAGGTGTTCTTGCTACGTTAGTGAGGTAGCGTACACCATTAGAATATTTAAATGCTCTTAAACCCTCTCCATTATTAGCGTCCTTCCAACACTCTTTCTTGTAGGCACAGAACACACAACCAATCACCAGCTTACGATTGCCTGACGTACCATCTGCTGTGTCAGTATAACACTTCTCTGGTGGTGTTTCCATTTTCACCACATCCTTCAGCACTCTAACTCTTGAAGGTGCATCAATCATTTCCATGTCGTGTACTTTAAGTATGGCTAACTCTGAACTGTTCTTGTCAATGGCAAAGAAAGCCGCTTCCTTATCACCATTCTTAGTTGCATATGCTGATAGCTGTGACAGATAGCCGAATGGGTCATCGTCTGACAACGTGCCATCCTTAAACTTCTTAAACGCAAAGCTGCTGGCAGACTTAATATCTGTAAGCACACCATCAATGCGGCAGTCTTGGTGACCAAGCACACCCTCTACCTCTACCTCATCCTGCTGTCCTTCTACTGTGTGTCCAGCAGCTTGAGTTAATACAATCAGGAGAGCCTCAAGTAGATGACCCATAAGGAACTTAATCCTAGTCTGCCCATCAAGAGGCTCTCCTTCTGTACCACGTACACCATACCAGATTTGACGGTCTGGCTTACCGATTTGAGATAAGCGTAGGCGGCCTTCGCCTTTACGCTGTCCCTCTTGGAGTATCGTGGCTACGGCAGACTTAGCATCCTGTGCAAACACATCAAGTGCTTTGGCTATGTCTGCTCGACTCACATCAACACCCTGCTCAAGTGTGCTGTATATGTCTTGAATTAGAGTGTCGATTGTTTTCATAATTACTCCTTAAAACTACTAGCTTCTACGGCTACTTTGATTTGTTCAATCATTTCATCTACTGATGAAACTAAAATCTTAGCGTTGCGATAGTCGCTGTCTTCATTCTGTCCAGAATACTCTACAATAAATCCATTGTCTGCAAAGTTAATCTGAACGTAGTCCACTTCCTTCGTAATTTTTTTATTCATAATCTTCTCCTTATTGGCGAACACGGCAGGACTTGAACCTGCAACCTACAGCTTAGAAGGCTGTTGCTCTATCCAGTTGAGCTACGTGTCCCTATTTCTTACGCCGTGTCGTAATCTTACGCACACGCTCAACTTTGTTTTGAATATATTCTTCTTCGTCAGCGAAGAAGTTGTGTAGTGTTTTGAAGAAGCGAAGCTGTATCGCCTTCAAGTATTTACCTCGTGGCATAGCCCACCCAATAATAAAGGTAAGCACAGAGAAGTAGAACACTACAATGTAATCTGGTAAGTCTAACATACTAATCTCCTGAAATAAGTGGCAGAGTACCCATCCCACCCTATCTGCCTTCGGCAACCAAATCCAGTGTCGCCCCCGTGTGTTTATCTAATCAGAGATTAGAATGGAACTTCGTCTTCAGTAATAGAAGATGCGTTACCTGCTCCTTCTACATAACCACCTTCGACAACATCGAAGTCTTCACCATAAGAAACTAGGTTAACAACCTGAACTTTCTTTAGTAGTGGTGATACACCAGACTTACCATTCATGCTCCACTCGTATGGAGTATACATGACATTGACAATACTACCATTGCCAATCAACTTAGTCATAGGTTGTTTCTGTGCATCAAGAACAACAGGTGCAGTGTTCTCTGAACCGTCACGGCGGCTCACCTTTTGCTTAATCTGAACAAAGTCACCACGCTCGTCGCCTTTATTCTTAATAGCCAATCCATCTTTCATAATGGCTTCGCGGTTGTTGTCATCAACACAAATGTCGATGCTCCATACTGGTTCAAAATTTGTATCTGGTGCGTGTACTTTTGCCCAATAGCATTTACCTGTAATAACAGTCATCTTCGTTTATACCTTTCGTTTTAGTTTCCGTGTTGTCAGCACCATGCCAACAACGATAATAGTATGCCATACCTTAAATATAAAGTCAAGCATTTATTTTAGTGTGTCTCTGCCCAATTGTTTCCAAGCTTAAACTCACTGTCAAGTGGACACTTAACACCAAGCGATTGCTCTGCTTGTTTCATTGCCCACTTCGTAACCTCACCTAGTTCCTGCGCATGTTCCTTACGTACCTCAATCTGGTATTCATCGTGTATACTTGCGACAAGTTTAAAGTCTAAGTTACGTTTCGTAGCTTCGATGATTATAAACTTCAACCATTCTTTGCATACGATTGCACCTGCTCCTTGTAGTAGCAGATTCATTGCGGCATGTGTTGAACGAACCTTCAACATCCTGCCATCAAGTCCCATAAGATAACCTCTGCTGGCTAATTTGTCAACCCTATGCCGCAAAGTTTTTAGTGCTGGCATGTTGGTTAGGAAGTTATCAATAAGTTTCTGTCCATCTTTGTATGTGCCGTTAACAATCTGTCCAATCTTACTAGCACCTGCGCCATAGATGAACGCATAAATAAATGTTTTGGCATTGTCACGGGTAGGTAGACCTGCCGCCTTCTGGTTAGCTGTATGCACATCACCATCCACAACCTCACGAGTAAACGCCTCGTCATCCATGTAGTGTGCCAGCATACGTAGTTCTAAACCTGAAGCATCACAACCCAATAGAGTATACCTAGAATTAGAAGTAGTCCAAACACTTCTGCACTCCTTTCCGTAAGGTGAATACACAGCAGGTACTTGTGCCATGTTAGGTGAAGTATGTGCCATGCGTCCTGAAATAGTACGCAATGTCAATACCTTACCATGTACCTTACCATCATCTTGTACTGCATCAACCCATGACTGGATTTGTGTAGCACGTTTCTCTAGTAGTAAGTAGCGAGACAGTAGCCTTGCTTCTTCCAAGTCAATCGTCTCAAGTATTTCTTCACCAACAACCACATGACCTTTGTCTGTGTGCTTCTTTGGTTGCCAGCCCAAGCCCATAAGCCTGTCTGCAATCTGCTGTCGTGATGATGGATTAAACTCTGTCACCTTATCCTTCAGCCGCTTGCCTGTCTTCTCTGAATACCGCTCCTCAATGATAGGTGGGAAAACTTCCTGAAGCTGTAGCTTGATTGCTTCCGATTCATCCTTCAGTTTAGCTACCAACTGCATAGCCTGTGGCACATCCAGTGTAAAGCCATTACGTTCCTGCTGGTCTATGATGGCACGTATCTGATGCTCAAGCTTAATACTGCGTGGACTAAACTTCTTTAGGTCTGGTACAAGCGTCTCATAAACTTTAGCTGTAAGTTCTACATCTCGAATACAATACTTCAACATCTCTGCACTGTAGTGACTGAAGTCTTCAAACTCTATCTTCTTAAAGCCAAGTGAGTTGCCCCATGCTTCCAGCGAGTGACCGCCTTCACGCATAGGGTCAACCATTTGTGATAGGATTAAAGTGTCTCTGATATTTTTGAGAGGGATTTTAACACCCAGTAATCGTGATAGTACAGGTGCATCAAAACTAACGCCGTTGTGCATAACAACAATGTCTCCTTCAGAAAGGAGGGATTTAAAATGGTTGAGATTATTTTCATCATATGTATATATCCTTTTGCTATCTAAATCTTTAGCTACGATACAGTAAATCTTTGTAGCGTCAAGACTATCTGTTTCAATATCAACTACTAACCTCTTCATGTTTATATGCCTTTACGAAATCTGTTGTAAAAATTTTCTGTAGGTTAAGCAGATACATTCGTGATGCGTTGTTGTCTCCACCACTAACACTGCGAACACTGTCAAGATTATCTATGATTTTCTTTAGAATGTCAACCCTAAAAACAACAGTAGCATAAATATCTTCACCGACACATAGGTTATGGAACCAGTAGTCAGCCTCTGTTGCTGCAATTCCTGATGGCTTGCCATAGCTTTGGTACTCGATGGCAATGTTACCTGTTCGTTGCCACACATCACGCTCTGATTTAACCTCAATCTTTTTATCTTGTAGCATGTCAGCCACAATGTCTTCACGAACCTGACCATACTCAAGGTCAATGTCAAACTTCTTTCTGTCTTCTACTGAAGGTTTTAAACTCATAATGTCTCTCCCGTGTGTCTGTTAAACCCATGATGAGGTTTGTCTGATGTCCTTCCTCTCTTAATATTTTCAGAGGCTGTTACCCATTCAAGATTCTCTACTCTGTAATCCCACGGGTCGTGGTTTATATGGTCAACAATACATTTTAATTCTGGAGAATCATTCTCTAAAAAGAATATAGCTACCAGTGTATGTATATAAAGAAGTTTCTTATTAATCTGAACAGCAGGATAAACGTCCCTGCTATAATTAGCTTTGACATATTTGCCTGTGTTCTTATTTAGAACAGCTGGCTTGCCATCAACATTTCTGAAAATGTAATATAAATCTTCTGGTAAGTCAAGTAAAAAATTTATTCTATCTCGATTTGTTTTAGCCCAGAACTTATCGGATGTAGGAGCAGAGAGTGGAGGCTTTGATAAGTCAAAGCAATCTCCATCTCTGTATATCTGTTTGATTTGTTCTGGAAATAAATCCAGTTGCATCACAGATATTCCTCTATGTCTACTGTGTCAAAGTCTTCTGCATTAGGGTCGTCAATCTCTGTCATGCGTCCAGTGTCACGGTCATACAATAGGTATGCACCAACACCTGTCTCACCTGCATAGCGATTCTTCAACACACGTACTGTTGTAGTGTTGGCAACCACAGGGTCGGTGGCTTGCTGGTCACGCTCAAGTGCAATGACTGCATCACTAATCTGCGCAATGCTATGTGAACCACGAAGCATAGACAGACTAATCTGTGCGCCTTGCTCCTGTCCCTTGTCACCACTGGCTCGCCGTAGGTGGGACACAAGTAGCATACAGCACTGTGTTTCTTCCACAAGGCTACGCAACTGTGTCATCATCTTGTCAATGTTACGCCGTTCATCTTCGCCTTCCAAGCCAGACACAAGGATGGACAAGTGGTCAATGATAATGAAGCGACAGTCAAGTGCCTTCACCATGTAGCGAACACGTGCCAGTATCTCATCCGTCTGGATAGAACCGAAGTGGTCAAAGGCAAACACTCTACCTGTCCCTGCTGTAGCTTTGTACCAAGCATCAAGCTGCTCTTGGCTCTCGTATTGACGAACCTCTTTGATATACAAACGCTTGCTTGCTTCTACTGACATGAGATGGAAGATAGTCTGCTTGACATTTTCTTCCAAAGATATAATGCCTATGTTATCCTTGGTGTTGTTAAGGATGTGGTGTTCCAACTCACGAATGATGCTGGACTTACCTGCGCCTGTGCCTGCTGTGAATGTAATCAACTCACCAGTACGCATACCATATAACATCTTGTTAAGTCCTTCGTATGGGTATGGAACAGACAGCTTGTCTTCCTCGTCATACAATCCTTCGTAGTGTGCGAGGTTCACAATACCTGCTGGTGTGTATGGTCGTGCTTCCCAGAAAGCCTTGACAAATTCTTCACGCTTACCCTTCATCAAGTATTCGTTAGCATCCTTCAATGTCATGTGCATAATCTTAGCTTTGTTAGGCTCGAAGATTTGAGCCACCTTCTGTGCCGCCGCAATGCCATGCTCATCATTGTCAAAGCAAATAACAATCTGCTCAAACTTATTAAGGTATTCAAACTGTTCCTTGCAATCCTTGACTGCTGACTGTGCGCCATTACGAATGGACACAACAGGCCACTTGCTACCCGTCATCTCGTAGGCAGACATAGCGTCAATCTCACCTTCGCAGATGGTGATATACTTACCGCCTTGATTGAACAACTGTTGACCGAATAGTGTAGCCTTAGACATAGAGCCTTCAGCCATAAAAGATTTGTTTGCAGTATGTCGTACCTTGTTTGCTACCTGACTACCATTAACATCGTAGTAAGGATAGAAGTGCTTGCCCTCTGTCTGTGTTACACCATACTGCTGTGCCGTAGCTTGGCTTATGTTGCGGTCAGTAATAGGTAATACATTGCCACGACTAAGCTGTGTTGAAGTAGTCATGCTATAAATCTTTCTGTCGGTGTGACTGTTGCTATTGTCAGAATGTGAATAAGTATTACAAACAAAACAATACTTACTACCATCTGCATACAATACGTTTCCGTCAGAGGAGTTGCACTTGTCACACTCACCTCTGCTAATAACTTTCTTTTCTGCTGTCATCTAATCCTCTTTCTGTCTCGTCTGCGTTGCATAGTATACACCAACTTCTTTGGTGTTGTCAAGCAGTATTAGTTTGTCGCCTTCTCTTTTTGTGTAAAAGTCCATAGCCTTTGCAAGCTGCTCACGCAGGTCAAGAAACTCGTGCATCGCAGTCCTGTTGTGGACAGTCTCAACTAGCTTCGGCTCACTTCCCTTCGCTTGATAAAACATTTTGTACATGTTTAAGTGCCTCGCTAAATGTAATCTTCTTATCGGTTCTGTTCTGATGTTTGATTGCTTTCTTCCGAAGCTTGCGTTTCTCTGGTGATACTTTCATCTACTGCCTTTCCTGTTTTCTTGTCACGCTTAATTCCTGTGTCATCGTAATACCATGACCGCTTGGCTGGGTCAAGGTCTATGTTTCTATTCATTCTCGTATTCCTTTTCAACCACGCCAAAGGCAAAGCCAATCTGTTCTGCATACATCTCGTCTGCCTCTTCCTTTGCCAGTTTCTTTGCGTCCTTCTGATTGTACCCCTCGTCTAGGTATTGGTGATACAGTTCACGAAAGATTGTCTTTTTATCTTTGTCCCATAGATTGTTTGTCATTAGTGTATCTGTGCCTCTGTTAGTTCTTTTTCCATCATGGCTAACTCAATCTGCTCGTCAGCCACTGTTCCATTTAAAATAAATTCTCGTTCAGAAAATGTCAAGTCCTTAAACACAAACTGGATTGACTTACCTGCTTGCCACTGCCTGATATGCTCAAGCGTAATGGGCAAGTCCATACTGTGTATGTCGTTTGAGTATATGCTACGCCTTATAATCTTCATCGTCCCACCTTGCTTCACCTTCTAGTAGTATGGCATTGCCATAGAATATCTTAGCCACCACTGGCATGTCACACCTGTCTTCGTAGAGCAGGGTAGCCTCCTCATTTACACCTAGCGTAGAACGCCCAGAGCCTACCACCAGTTGCTCCTCTGCATTCAGGGGTATGCAGATAGGCTTAGACCCAATGAACGCTTCAGCGATGTTGTATGTAGGCTTATCTCGCTTGTCATCAAAGGCCACAAGTATTGCTTTAGATTTAGCCCACATGATTATTTATCCTTTCTTATATACATGCTTGATATAATTTTTAGCTGATGGATAATAAAGAACATAGGTAGGACAGTTAAGAAACTTAAAAAACTTTTCTTCCCACCAGTCTGTTTCTTTAAGCGTCACATGAGCGTTGCGTCCGTCTTCCAACTTAGCAACGGCTGGGTACTGGGCAACAGTTGCATACACAAACTTGGGATTGAGTGAGTACCAATACTCTAACACGCTGTCAATTTCTTCCTCTGGAATATGCTCCAATACATCACAACAAATAATGCTGTCAATTTGCACATCAGGCGCAGGTAATTTATTGTATTCAGGTATACCTATATCATACAGGTTCATAGTCACATTCCATAACCTGTGTATCTTTCTAGTCCTGTACCCATACGCTTTACCACATCCATAGTCTAGCATTGTAGCTGGTTTATATTTCATGCACAGGTTTTGTATATCCCACACATGATACATAACCATACCACCTATCATGTGAGGGAGCTGTCTACTGTGAATCTCCTCGTATTGTTTTGTCATTATGGCTTGCTTACGCTCTGTGAATTTCATTTACTTTTTCCTTCCACCAATCAGGTGCATCTACACCACGCTCCCACTTAGCAAAGCGTTGCTTGTCGTTAATGTAATATGTTCGGTATGCTGTCACTGCATCTTCATTCTTGTACTCGTCAGGCATAGCCTGTGCAAATGGTGAACACAAACTCGTGTACTTCATAT